TGAAAAGTATGAGGTTGTCCGTAATGGTAAACTATACCGTAACATTTTTGCAGCCTTTCCTGAAACCCAATTTTATGATTATACCAAGGTTTTAGGTCGCAAGGTTACTGAAATTAAAAATTATCAATTAACCTTTTCAGCTGCTGATGGAAATGACGCTGATGTAGCTAATGCTATTAAACAAGGTTATAACATCGCTACAGTTTTTGGTATTAAGAAAACTGAACCAATGCCTGCTGAATACCTTGGCATGCCAGTTTTTAATGGCGATGAATCCGATTTGCGCTTCTTGGATCCAAAAGGTGTTATCGTTGGTCTTTATGCCAAAGGTAAAGCTAAAAAAGATACAAGTGGTTTTGTGAAATATCCAGTTTTCATGTTGAAAGCTGCTTAATTAAAAAGGGGAATATATTATGGGAACACGAAGCTTAACCTATGTTTATGGTGGCGACCGAGAAACCAAACCGTTGATGTGTTTATATCGTCAATATGATGGTTATCCTGCCGGCCATGGACAAGAACTCATTGACTTTTTGAAACCAATTAAATTGGTCAATGGCTTAGGTCCAGATAATAAACAAAAAGTGGCAAATGGTATGGGTTGCCTTGCAGCTCAATTAATTGCTAACTTTAAGGATGGGCCGGGTCAATTTTATTTGCATGAACCAGTATTAGACCAAGATTCTGGTCAGGAGTATGAATATCATATTTTTGACCATGAAATTGATGTCAAGGATTATTATGGCAAAACCATATTTTCGGGTGACTATCAACAATTTGATAAATTCTGTAAAGAAGATGAATAGCGGCAAACTTGGCAATCCGCTCTTGACAAAATTGCCAAAATGTGTTAGAATGTTAATTCAATAATAAAAATTGGAGTTTATATTATGAGTAAAGCAACAAAAGCAACAAAAACAAAGTTGAAGCCTTTTCAAAAGCTTCTTACAATTATGATTTCTGGTAAGCCAGTAACAGTTGATGAAATTGATACTTTGCTTGGTAAAGAAATCTACATGTACCGTATTTCAACCTATATGTGGCACATTAAGACTGTAGCTAATGGCGTAGTTAAAGCTATTAAAACAGGTCGTAAAGTGACTGCTTATCAATTAGTAAATGTAGACCAAGTTAAGGATTACATGTTACGAGTTGGTATAACAGGTTCAGGCTATACGCCCGGCGCTACAGTTAAGAAACCATCTATCTCAAAATTGGCTGACTTAAATTCAAAGCCAGTAGCTGATGTAGTGGTTGAAACACCAGTAGCTCAGGCTGCTTAACTATCATAGGGAATTTAGCCCGATCCGAGTTATCGGTAGTAGGCTGATTTTGAATGACCGTAACGGCGCCCTACCCCTATTCTTATGATTAGATATATCATACCTTTAGCATTGGCTAGTAGCCTTGTGCAGGCAAAAACAGAGGTTGGTATCGGTGAATACCGCTACGGTCCCGATACACCTCAAAACCTTGCCTGTTTAATGGCTGAAGATTTGGCCAAAGAAAATGCTATCACAAGGTTTGTTGGTGAAGAAGTGGAATCTTCCACTTTTGAAAGGTGTAACGAGCGTGACTGTGAGTTACAAAAAGACACCACGAATGATATAAAAGGTTACATTAAACATATTCACACCAAACAAGAAAGAAAAGTTGAATTAAAAGGTTATACATCGTGCATTGTTACGATTAGAGCTGATGTTGAGAGATTAAAGAATGAAATTAAAATAAATCTCAATAATGATTCTTTTCAATTTAAGACGGGTGAAGAAATAGTTTTCCGTGGAGTGGTAAACAAAGTTGGCAATTTGGTCATTTACAATTTATATGATGATGTATATAATAAAGTATATGAAGAAAAGATTACCACAATTAATAAAGAGTTTGTGTTACCATCCTCAAAGAATAAAATAGTTGCAAGGTTACCCGAAGATAAATTATCTTCAAAAGAAGTTTTGATGTTTTTGTTTACCGAAAATGATTTTGAATTCAAAAACAAGCTTACAGAGCTTGAGATGAAATCATTTTTGAGAAACATACCATCAGAGCAAAGACAAATACTTAATCGTTATGTTTATATTATGAGGAATGTGTGATGAAAAATAAATTAATAGTAGCACCTTTAGTGTTGGCACTAGCAGGTTGCTCAAGTATTAAATATACCACAGGATTTGAAATGACAGCGCCTAATTCAACCGCAAAGGCTGAAGTTGGTGCAGAGATTGCTTATCCAGATTGGTATAAAGAATCTAAACAAGAAGATGGTGTTTTATATGCCGTTGCAAGTGAGTATTCTAAAGATATGCAATTTGCCGTTGATAAGGCTATGTTATCTGCTAAACGAGAACTAGCAGCTAACTTCTCATCTTATGTAAGTGCTATGCTTAAAGATTACGCAACCGAAGTTGGTGAGATGGACTCTGGACTTGTTCGTGACATTGATAGAACAACCAAATTAGTTGTGAACAAAGTTAACCTTGTCGGTGTGCAAAGAACAAACTTTTTAATTGTCCATGCTAAAGATGGTTATCGTGCATTTGTAAAATTGAGATATGCAACCGATGATAGCAATAAATTGCTCGTGCAAGAAATCAAAAAGAACAAGCAGTTAAATGCTAAACTACAAGCTTCTAAATCATATAAAGAGTTAGAAGTAGAGGTTACTAAATTAGACCAACAAGAACCAATTCAAGCGAAAGTAATTACTCCTGAAGAAGTTAAAGTTAATTAATGAATATATTTTATCTACATAACGACCCTAAACAATGTGCTCAAGAACACCTTGATAAACATGTTGTGAAGATGATTATTGAGTATGCACAGTTGATGTCAACCGCTCATCGTGTGCTTGATGGTCAGAGTTATATTGATAAAACGGCTAACAACCGAAGTATTAAACGATGGCGCCTTGATGATGCTAATCGTGAAACAAGATTGATGAAGGCCTCTCATATGAACCACCCAAGTGGTATATGGGTTCGTGCTAATCAAAAGAACTACATGTGGCTGTTTGAAATGTGGCTGTATCTCCTAGAAGAATACACCTTTCGTTATGGCAAACAGCACGCATGTAGCCGATTAATGGACATATTGAATTCACCACCAAATAATATACCGAGTGGTGAATTTTATCCTCCAACACCGGCTATGCCAGATGAATGTAAAATTGCCAATGATTCGTTAGCATCTTATCATAAATACTATGTTGAAAAAAAGAACCATTTTGCTAAATGGACTAAACGAGATATACCTACATGGTATAAAAATGGATTAAATGATGCCAACCTATCTTTTTCGTGATACGAATACAGGCGAAATACATGAAAGACTTATGAGTATGACCGCTCGTGAGGATTATCTTAAAGAAAATCCACACATGGTCACCATTATTCAAGCACCTATGATAGTATCGGGAGTTTCTACTTCTAATTCTAAACAAAATAAAGTGCCTGATGGATTTAAGGAAGTTTTATCTAAAGTTGCTGAAGCTCACCCTACAAGCTCAGTTGCTGAAAAACACGGTAAAAAATCCATTAAAGATGTTAAAACAAGAGAAATTGTCAAGAAACATGTTGACAAAATAACAAAAGGAAACAAATAATGAAAAAATCTCTATTACTAATTGCCTTATTATCAGCATTTAATGTGCAAGCAGCTGATAAAGAAAATGTAGCACATATTCAATTGATACATCGTGATACCGTTGGTGATAATAAAAATGATCCTAATCGTAACGGTATTAATATCACACATGTTCATAAACTAGCAAACAATTTTAATATAGATGTGAACGGTCAATATCGTGAACAAAATGGCTACGATAAAAACACTTCAACAAGATTTGAGTTTGGTGCTACACCTCATAATGATTTCTTTTATATGAGAGCTGGATTTGGTATTAAATCACAAGATGATAGTAATTTATATTATTCTTTAGAACCAGGATTAAAATGGAAATTGTTTGATAAAGTAATAGTCAAAACTGGTTATCGTTATCGTGATGCCTTTAATGACAGTAAGGGTGATGAAACACATACCGCTCGTATCGGTGCAGAATATGCTTTAACAGATACACAAAGCATTACAGCGGGCTATGACCGTTCATATGGTGATAGCGAATTCAACGGACTTTCAGCAGGTTACGCTATTAAGTTCTAATTCTAAATTAGAAAATTATATTATGTTTAATTATGTGAAGCTACCTGAGCTGCAGGCCGAGCTCAAATCAGAAACGACCAATAAGGGCAGAACCTATGTTACGCCGGATGGAAATGTTTATCCATCCGTAACAACGGTTCTGTCACCTTATTCAAAAGATGCCATTTTAGAATGGCGTTCAAGAGTTGGTGAAGACGAAGCGAACCGTATTTCAAGGTTAGCTGCAAGTCGTGGTACCAAATTACATTTAGCATGTGAACAGTATTTGCTTAATGAATTATCACCAATGCAAATACAAAGTTTAATGCCTGACACTAAAGATTTATTTCTCAAAGTTAAACCACATTTAGACAAAGAGATTGGCACAATTTATGCAATTGAGCGACCTATGTGGTCGGATAAATTAAAACTTGCTGGTAAACCAGATTGTATTGCTGAATGGAATGGCGTATTATCTGTGGTTGATTTTAAGACTTCAACAAAAGAAAAACAAGAAGATTATATTCTGAATTACTTCATGCAAGCTACGGCTTACTGTGAAATGTTTGAAGAATTAACCGGTAAAGCAATTAACCAAATTGTATTGGTGTTTGGTTTAGTTGAAGGTGGTTCTCAAATTGTAATTAAACAAAAACATGATTACCTAAAACCATTAAATGAATATATTAATTATTATTGGTCAGGCATTAATGAAGAAGTCGCTTGACATTAATTAATTATTGTGATAGGATTATATTATGCCTTTAGTATTAGAAGAAGTTAAAGAGATTACCGAATCGGTTGTAGAGCAATCTGAAAAGGTAAACAGTTTAATTAATTATGATAGTATATCCGATGTGGCATTTTTAATGTGCATTGGTTTAGCACTATTTTTCTTTTCTAAATTTATAGGTATTATATTTAAGTGGATAGGTCTCATTATAATAGCCTTATGTGCATACACACTTTTTATGTCATAAGGAGTTATCATGGGTGATGGTGGTAAAGGTTCTAAACCAAGGCCGTATAGTGTGAGCCAAGAAGTATTTGATAATAATTGGGATAATATCTTCAAAAAAGATAAGTCCAAAGACAAAAATATACTAAATAAACCTAATAACCAAACACACACAACGGTTATTAACACAGACACAAACACACAGGAGAAATAACAATGTCAAACATGACACCGTTTGAAATTCGCCTTGAATTATTAAAAATGGCGAAAGACATGCTTGAAGAAGATTACCGAAGCAAGCGTGAACAAATCAGTAATGATTGGTCAACCAAAGTTGAAGTAGCAAAACTTAATGGCGGATCAATACCAGACCATCCAGGTTTCCCAACATATCCATCAGAAAAAGATATTATATCCAAAGCACAAGAACTTAATGGCTTTGTTTCTAATATTGAAACGAAAACAACAAGTAAAAAAGCTAGCGCAACCGTATAGCCAAAGGCGTTTTATAGCCCTTAACTAAAAGGAGTAACTATGCAGAGAATTAATACACTCAGCACATCAACATTAATTATAGCAACAATCGTATCAGTATTAATAGTTTTAGGATTTAGTAGTGTTATGGCAACACAAATAAGTCCGATGCCAGTTAAAATTAGTTATAACGATTTATCACCCAAAGCAAAACAACAAGTAGAATGTTTAGCTCAAAATATCTACTTTGAATCTGCTCACGAATCACAAAAAGGACAAATCGCCGTAGGCATGGTCACAATGAACCGTGTTAAAAGTGGAATATTTCCTGACACCATTTGTGGTGTGGTAAAACAAAAAACACAATCAACTTGCCAATTTTCTTGGATATGTGAAGGCAAATTTGATGTGAAATCCTTGACACACTTCAATCATTCATTGTATAATAGCATTCGTGAATTAGCTGTGTATGTTTATGCCAACCATGATAAGATAGAAGACCCAAGCCGTGGCGCTTTATTCTATCATGCAGATTATGTTCATCCAAAATGGAAGAATGTAACATATCTAACACAAATTGGCAGACATAAATTTTATGATAAAAAGGAATCAAACTAATGACACAAGTAAAAGAAGCCGTTAAAGTAAGTGCAATCTTTTTTGTTTGTTTAACAATTGTTTTGTTATCAGTTGTTGGTGGTATTGCATACTATTATGCTCATGACCGACTATTGATGTCAAAGAATGTATCAGAAGCCATTGAAAAAGGAATTGACCCACTTTCAGTAAGATGTTCTTATGCCTCTCAATCTGACACCGTTTGTGTTGCATATGCTTATTCTAAACAAGGCAAAGTAACAGCCTCCGACCAACCTATATCAATTAAGAAATAATATGCCAACAAAAGATGAGATGAATAAGTTTGCTCGTGCTATTGATAGTTTAGTAGCAAACACAGATTATAATTACATAGAAGCTATCGTAGAACATTGTAAGAAAACAGGATTAGAAATAGAAGTAGCAGCTACTCTTATTAATGCTAATTTGAAATCAAAGATTGAAATGGACGCTATGGACCACAATCTATTGAAAGAGAAGTCTGCTAGATTACCAATATGAGTTTCGTTGCTATCTCATACGCAATTCAAAATAGCAAATTAACTTAAAGGAGTATAACATGCCTAAAGTCACTTTAGATGTTAATTTATTAGCTAATGTAGCGCTTGCTGTATTAGTAGTTGAGTTAGTTGGCAAAATCACCGGTTGGTGGTAATATAAAAGAGTTGGGAGAACTCTACAAAACTCCCACTTTATTTTATGGATGATTATGACTGGTTATGAAACTTTTGGAATATTTCAAGCTCTAAAGCTTCACTTTACCAAAGAGGCTTACGATTTCTTCAAATATAATGGTAAGACAAATTTAACCGTCAATTCATTTGAAAACAGAAAAGACAAGTATCACTTCTATAAACTATCACGCAAATTTAATACCAAAGAAGAACTAATAGATTTTATTGCGTTCAATTTGGTTGAAGATGAGAATTTGTGGATTGGTAATCTTTTACAAGATGAAGCTGATGCTAGATACCTTAAACATAAAAAGTATCATCAAGCTGTATCATATATGTTTAAGGAAGATTGTCAAAAATTATTTAATGGGTTAAATAACCCAAACTCACTATTGTTTACCGATGGTGATTACCCAATTCTTTTGACCAAAGCGTTACGAAAAGAAATTGAAATTGAGACCTTGTGTATTTTGAATATGTTACTCAACTTCTTTCCGATGTGGTCAAAGAAAATATCGGATACTATCCGATGGCCTGAATATCGTAAAACTGCACTCAAGTATACCGCATTTATGCCTCAAGATAGTGTAAGATATAAGTTAATTCTGAAAGAAGTATTAAATCAGAATACTAAATAAGATATATTATGGTAGTTTGTGGATAAGAAAATACAAAAAATACATTTATACATTTACATACGAAAGGCAATACAATGAGCAACTTTGAATCACTCAAACGCAATCGTTCTAGTTTAGAAAAATTAACAAAAGCGATTGAAGCAACAACTCAATCAACAACCGAATCCGGTTCCCGAGAAGATACCCGTTTATGGCAACCCACAGTAGATAAAGCTGGTAATGGCATGGCTATTATCCGTTTTCTACCAGCACCGTCAGTAGATGGTGAAGACGCATTACCATGGGTTCGTGTTTTCACCATCTACTGACGGTG